ATGGTGTTTCCCGGCGAAGGTATCAGATGTGATACCAATATTTCTGCCGTAGTTTCTGCAACGACAACCGCAGTAGTGTTCTATGGCTGAGTCTAAACAAGCAGTTTTGACGGGGCGTAAGCTGTTTATCGGCATACCCTGTCATGATGGGCGCTTGAACGTCAAGACGGCATATGCTATTGCGCAGTTAATGCCAGAAGCTATGCGCCTTGGCATTGCTGTAACGCTATCTGATATTTCAAACTGCTCCATCATCACGATGGCGCGTAACTCGCTAGTGGCAGAGTTCTTAAAGACAGACTGCACAGAGTTGTTGTTTATTGATTCAGACGTTGTGGTGACCCCCGGGGACATCTTGCGTTTGATGGCTCAAAGTAGTGGTAAAGATATCACTGCAGGTACGTACCCACGTAGAGCCACTGACAAGAAGTTCTTTACAGACCTGTACTTTGATGAGAACAACGAGCTTGAGTTTGATGGCTCAATGATGCGCGTCAAGCGTATTGGCACAGGGTTCATGCTTATCCAGCGTCACGTCATTGAGCAGATGGGTGAAGCACATCCTGAGTGGTCATACAAAAACAAGATTACAGGCGAGAGAATATATTCTCTGTTTGACTTTGACATTAGAGATGACCAGTATGTTGGCGAAGATTATTTGTTTTGCGACAGAGCAACAGACATGGGCTTTACAGTCTACATTGACGTAGATATCAGCCTGCCACATATCGGTAGCGAAATGTTCACTAACAACTTCCGCGAGAATGTTGTTATTCCGTTGCTCGGAAACATCCGAGAGTCACGTTTGAAAGTCGTAAATGGCTAAATCACCAGCATGGCAACGCAAGGAAGGCAAGAACCCCAAAGGCGGCTTAAACGCCAAGGGCCGAGCCTCTGCGAAAAAAGAAGGGATGAACTTGAAACCACCGCAACCAGAAGGCGGATCAAGGCGCGACTCTTTTTGCGCAAGAATGTCTGGGATGAAAAAGAAATTGACATCCGAAAAAACAGCGAAAGACCCGAACTCTAGGATCAACAAAAGCCTACGGGCTTGGAAATGTTAGGAAACCGCTATGCCACGTACAACATCCCAACAACTAGCCACCGAGATTGAATCTCCCGGCGTGGGGCTAATGTTCGCTAAGAAAAAGCAAGATTTAGCAAACCGCCCAAGCACTATTCGTGAAGCCGTTCAACAAGCAAAAGATGATGCTTTAACTCCTTTTGCCATGATGCTTGCTGATGCCAGACGCAGTGGAACAAAACTATCTGCCGAAGAAAAAGCTGAATTGAAACGCGAAGTTACCCGTGGTAACAAAGGCGAAGACGCTGAATACAAAAAAGGCGGTAAAGTTTCCGCATCTAGCCGTGCAGACGGCATAGCAATACGCGGTAAAACGCGTGGAAGGATTTATTAAATGAACAACGACATAAAAACAATGACCGACGGTGCTGCCGTAGTTGTTGGACTTAGTGGTTTCATGGGCTGGGTAACTCCGCTCGTAGGATTTATTGGCGGAGTATTGACCATTGTGTGGATGACTATCCGCATCTGGGAAACCGAGACCGTTAAAAAATTGGTGGCTAAGTATGCCAAGCACGAGTAAGAAACAGCACAATTTCATGGCTGCGATAGCGCACTCGCCGTCGTTTGCCAAGAAAGCCGGAGTCCCACAGTCTGTGGGAAAAGATTTCACAACCGCCGATAAAGGCAAAAAATTCGTAAAAGGAGGCCTTATGGCTAAATCTGAAGGACCAAAACCATCCCCAATGGGTAAAGTACGTACAGCGGCTCCTAGCCGTGACGGTCTTGCTGAAAAAGGCAAGACTAAAGGCAAGGTAGTAAAAATGGCTGGCAACAGCATTGGTACTGGCAAAGCTGCTAAAAAATAAGGGGGCCGTATGGCAACGAATCCAGCAGATAAATACCGGCATAACGCCATCCTTGAGGGTGGTAAATCTGGTTCCGGTAGTAGCGGTGGTAGCGGTGGTGGGTTTCGTAACACAATGTCTGTTATAGCCCCCGCCGCTGTAGCTGGCACTGCCGCTGCGATCCTTAAAAATGGGCAAATTGAAAACGCAAAGCGCCGCAAAGAAGAAGACGAAGCCGCTGACGAGATGAAGCGCGAAACACGTGGGGTTGAAAAGACTCTTACGGACCTTGCTCGTGATGATGCCCGTGAAATGAAAATGCTGGAACAGGCCGATAAAGCCTCTAGAGCAGCTAGTCGTGATATGGGTATGAAAAAAGGTGGCACCGCTTCTTCTCGTGCTGATGGTATTGCCCAACGAGGTAAAACTCGTGGCACTATCGTTATGTGCGGTGGTGGCTACATGAAAGGTAAGAAGTGAGACCAAGTCGTGGCATGGGCGATATAGCCCCTAGCAAGATGCCTAAAGGTGTGAAAAAAGCACGCCGTGACGATACTGACTTCACTCAGTACGCTGAGGGGGGTAAGGTCAATGCCGCTGGCAATTACACAAAGCCCAGTCTTCGTAAGAAGATTGTTAGCCAAGTAAAAGCCGCAGCCACTCAAGGCACAGGTGCAGGACAGTGGTCAGCACGTAAAGCACAGCTTGTAGCTAAGAAGTACAAGGCGGCAGGTGGGAGTTACAGAGATTGAAAGCACCTCAGCAATCCCTTAAAGATTGGGGTGACCAGAAATGGCGCACTAAATCGGGAAAGCCGTCGTCAAAAACAGGTGAAAGATATCTCCCAGAAGCCGCTATCAAGAGCCTTAGCCCCGCTGAATATGCTGCGACAACCCGTGCAAAGCGTGCGGGTAAAAAAGCAGGTAAACAATTTGTGGCACAGCCAAAAGGCATAGCCCAGAAAACAGCGAGGTTTAGATAATGGCTGAAAAATGGATACAAAAAGCAATCAAGAAGCCCGGCGCTCTGCGCTCCGCGCTTGGTGTGAAAGAAGGGAAAACGATTCCCGCAGGCAAACTAGCCAAGGCTGCCAAGGCACCGGGCAAGATGGGTCAACGCGCTCGCTTGGCTCAAACCCTAAAGAAAATGAAATAAATGTCTACCTCCGGTTTGACCACTTTTAATCTAGACATGGGCGACCTCGTGGAAGAGGCGTTCGAGCGTTGCGGAAAAGAACTACGTACTGGTTACGATTTCAGAACCGCTAGACGTTCTGTTAACTTGTTGACGATTGAGTGGGCTAATCGGGGCATCAACCTTTGGACGGTAGAGCAAGGGCAGTTCGTTATGAACACAGGCCAAGCCATCTACCCCATTCCAGTCGATACGATTGACCTGCTTGATACTGTCATTCGCCAAAATAACGGGCAGCAGTCCAACCAGATTGATATAAATATCAGCCGTATTAGTGAAAGTACCTATATCACTATACCGAACAAAAACGCCACGGGCAGGCCGATTCAAGTTTTCGTTAACCGCCAGTCGGGTAATGTGGCTGCTACAGCCAACACTACACTTGCTACGGGGTATTCCATATCCGCCACAGATACCACTATCACGTTAACTAGCGTTGCTACATTGCCTACACAGGGCTTTATCAACATTGGTAGTGAGACTATTGGCTACCAGAACATTGTGGGCAACCAAATCGTGAACGCTTGGCGTGGACAGAACAACACAACTGCAGCAAGCCATTCAGCGGGTGATAGTGTGTATGTAAACAACTTGCCTTGTGTTAATGTTTGGCCTACGCCGAGTTCCCCCGGGGAGCAATACACCTTTGTTTACTATCGTATGCGCCGTATGCAAGACGCTGGCACCGGTGTAACCACACAAGATATTCCGTTTCGCTTTATTACCTGCATGGTTGCAGGATTGGCGTATAACCTCAGTATGAAGCTACCAAACATAGACCCGACAAGGATTACTATGCTCAAAGCCGATTACGAACAGCAATTTGACCTTGCCGCTCAGGAAGACAGGGAGAAAGCAGCGGATCGTTATGTACCTCGTATGTCATTCTTGAGGTAAGAAATGCCTAGTAAGTACGCATCAGGTAAACATGCAATCGCCGAGTGCGATAGGTGCTCGCAGCGCTACATGCTTAAGGAGTTACGTACACAAATTGTTAAGACGAAACCCTTTAAAATTAAAGTTTGCCCAACTTGTTGGGACCCAGATCAACCGCAGTTGTCTCTTGGTTTGTATCCCGTAAATGACCCACAAGCGGTTCGGGAACCAAGACCCGATACGAGTTATCAGGTGTCTGGAACAAGTGGGTTGCATATTAGTTTGACGGATACCACTAGCGAAAGCGGTGCTGGGTATCCAGAAGGTGGTAGCAGGATATTTGAATGGGGATGGAATCCCGTAGGTGGATCATCATTTTTTGATGCAGCGTTGACCCCGAATAACTTGGCATTAACGGTTAGTATTGGTACAGTAACAGTTAGCGTAACTTAGGAGCTAAAAATGGCAAAAAGCGACAGCAAAGAAGACATAAAAATGGACATGGCACAAGACAAGGCCATGATTAAAAAGGCTTTCAAACAGCACGACAAGCAAGAACACAAGGGCGGTAAAGGCACTACTTTGAAGTTAGCTAAAGGTGGCAAGACCAATGAGATGATGAAGTCTTATGGTCGTGGCATGGCTAAAGTTGTGAACCAGCGTGGTTCTGGACGCGGAGGCTAATATGGCTAAATTCAGCATGAAACAAGGCGGCAAAGAAGTTGGCCCAGCCAGCGTCTATGCTCAACCACACACTATGGATAGTGGCTCGGTGTCTAACCAAGTTCCAACTACTACCGGTGCTCAGTGCATGACAGAGATGAACCCCTCTGTTGGCGGTATAAGCAAAGGTAACTACAAGCCTATTAAAACTGACGGCATCAAAATCCGTGGTACTGGCGCAGCAACTAAAGGTGTGATGGCTAGAGGACCGATGGGCTAAGACATGACATATACCGAGCTTGTAGCTGCGATTCAGACGTACACGGAAAATAATTTTCCGACGATTACGCTCGCCGATGGAACAACTACTGTGTCTTCTACACAGCAGATTAACCGTTTCATTGAGCAGGCAGAACAACGCATCTACAACTCGGTTCAGTTCCCATCGTTGCGTAAAAATCAATATTCACCTATCACTTCTGGCAATAAGTACATATCGCTTCCAACTGATTTCTTGGCTACATACTCACTTGCAGTCATAGAGAATTACGGCACGGCAACGGAGCATTTCACATATATGCTTAATAAAGATGTGAACTTTATCCGCGAAGCGTATCCAGATACAGGCACTGCATATAGGGGTTTACCCAAATATTACGCTTTGTTTGGCCCTACTATATCTGGCTCTACAATTACTACTGAGTTATCAGCTATTGTTGGCCCTACTCCAGATGCTGCTTACTATGTTGAGTTGCACTACTATTACTACCCAGAGTCAATCGTTACCGCAAGTAGCACATGGCTGGGCGATAACTTTGATACCGTATTGCTGTACGGATGTTTGGTTGAGGCATACAATTTTATGAAAGGTGAGCCTGACCTTGTTCAGTTGTATAACCAAAAATACATGGAAGCGCTTGGCTTGGCTAAACGTCTTGGTGATGGTCTGGAGCGTAGCGATGCGTATCGTTCTGGGCAATATCGTACAGCCCCCTTGCCACAAAATAACGGAGTCCAATAATGGCGTTCACAGGCAACTGGGCATGCAATACGTTTAAGACGGGCTTAATGAATGGCTCGT